AATACAAAATTTCACACAAGGAGAAGAAGATGAATTTGCAGAAAATGACAAAGAAACAATTGGAAGCACATGGTAGAACTATCGGCATTGAGTTAGACCGCAGGAAATCCAAAAAGGATATGATTACTGAACTTATTAAAGCATCGAAGACTGCTAAAAAGAAAGCACCTAAAAAGAAAGCATCATCAGTAGCAAAGAAGAAAGCACCTGCTAAGATTGTTGGTAAACCAACCCCCCCTACCAAAAAGAAACCTGCGTACGTAGCACCAAAACACTCATTTTGGGACAAAGTTAAGAATTATTTTTCCTTTTAATAAGTTATAATATAGTTTTTTAAAACAGATTATATTATGAAACAATTGTGGACTGAAAAGTACAGACCATCTACTGTAGATGGATATGTATTCAGAGATGATGTACAACGAAAACAAGTACAGAGTTGGATAGATGATGGTACCATACCGCATCTTCTTTTCAGTGGTTCAGCAGGTGTTGGTAAAACAACATTGGCGAAGATACTAATCAACTCATTGGGTGTTAATAAGTTCGATACCCTTGAGATTAATGCGAGTCGTGAGAACAGTGTAGATACCATTAGAGACAAGATTACTAATTTTGTTGGTACCATGTCGTTCGGCGAATTTAAAGTTGTACTATTAGATGAGGCGGATTACATATCCCCCAATGGGCAAGCCGCGTTGCGTGGTGTAATGGAGACATATGCATCTAATGCAAGATTCATTCTAACATGTAATTACCCAAATAAAATCATCCCTGCGTTACACAGTAGATGCCAAGGGTTTCATATTGAGAAGGTTGATAAAACCGATTTCACATCGAGAATCGCACAGGTACTAATTGATGAGAACGTTGAGTTCGACCTAGATGTACTTGATAGTTATGTCAAAGCAACATACCCAGACCTCCGTAAGTGTTTAAATATGTGTCAGATGAGCAGTTCTGATGGCACATTAACTGCCCCCAACGGGGATGAGGGTGGGATGCAAGATTATAAATTAAGTGCGGTTAACTTATTCAAAGAAGGTAAGATTAAGGAAGCGAGAAAGTTATTATGTACTAGTGTCAGACCCGATGACATGGAAGAAGTGTACCGATGGTTATATGATAACTTAGACTTGTTTGGTGATACTGATGAAATGAGGGACAAAGCAATCCTATCAATACGTAATGGATTAGTTAATCATAGTTTCGTTGCTGACCCAGAAATTAACCTTAGTGCTACATTGGTTGAACTAACAACTTAAAATGTATAAATAGATACATGAAAAAGAACTTTTTAGACAACGACGTTGATTACTGGCAAATATCAAAAACAATCAAAGACCTGTACCTAAGTGATGGTAGTGTAAACGCATTACTAGATTTTGAGAGGGTGTTGGATGAAATTGATATCTATGCATTCCAAAATTGGGATTTAGGCGAATTAGTACAAGGTCCAGAAATTGGACGTTATACAGTAACGTGTACATTCATGTGGTTAGCAGATAGTATGCCCGACCCTCGTGGAGCAAAGCGTTTACTCCCATTCGATTGTACAGTCAAGTACAAGAAATCAACAATGAAAATCCCTATTAAAGTTATGACATCTGATGACTTTATCGATGGTACAAAGAAACCAAAGATTATTGAGAAAGACATTTGGTTAGTTGAAATTACGATGCCGAAAGACTTAATCACAGATATTCAAACAGGTAGCACAGAACTAGAAGGTCAAGACATTGACTTAGAGGATTTAAATTTAGCGTACGAGCAAGATTTGAATAAAGAAGGAACAGAACAGGAAGCATAGCATGACAATAACACATCACTTAATAGAAATATTAAAAATATATAAAGGTGAGGATTTGTCCCCGATGGATAGCATTGAACTAGATGGATTCGCAAGAGTTATAAAGGACGAAGCAGAGGCTTTAGAGGATAGTTTGGACGATAATGGTAATTACAACGCATCAACAAATGAAAGTGTTGAGCAATCTGACCTTAAAAAACTAGCAGGTATTTAAAAATGAACCTACAGGAAGGATTAAATCACAAAGATATGGTTGGGTTGATTAAACCTACCGTACACATCGATGAGTTCGTTAGTAAGATGGGCAATGACGACGATATTGCTACAGTTAGTTTTTATACTAAAAACAGCAAAGTAGCAGATGATTTAGTTGAATGGTTTGAGAAAGGTTATGACTTTGTGCTAGATGCAGACCGTAGTCCTGGTGAAATTAAACCAAACCGTTACTTAGTGTACGTTGAAGTTAAACGTAGAAGTTCACTACCTAAACAAATCGAAGAGTTAGTTAAGGATTTAGCATCATTAACTGAGTACGAAGCATCGGATTGGACTGTTAAGTACGACGATAGTGAAATGGATTTCGATGTTGATTACTTAGAATCACGTTTACTACTTAGTCCTAGAGAATACAGAATCAACAAAGAAGCAGACCTCAACACAATGCGTGAATCAGCGGGTCTCAAAACAAACTCTGTTTACGATAATAAAGATAAAGACATTATCTTAATCCAACAACAAGCAAATATTATTTAGTACACTACCGCTGTACTAAATACCCACATGAATAAATTAATTGCTTTTGGCGACAGTTTCACGTGGGGTTCGGAGTTAAAAGATGAATTAGCAACCCCACTTTCCGATGTGGGGTCATTCTCAACATACAAAAAATACCATTCAAAAATTCGTATTGGGAAATTTAGTGATAGTGATTTCAATCATAGGATAACTGCCATAACCGCTGGCTATAGTAGAAGCACATGGACTGCGTTATACGCAAATAAAATGAATATGGAATATAGGTGTTTTGCGAACCCAGGTTGTTCCAACTCAACGATTTCTAGGAAATTTTTCAAATATCTCCCACACATTACAGTAGATGATTTTGTTGTTTTAAATTGGACATTCATCGACAGATGGGATATCTATGATGAAAATTACGAGGATGAGGAAATGAAAATACTTCTAGAATCCGAAACCATGATTGATGTCGATGTTTCCACTAATCCCTATTGTGATTCATGGAGAACAGTGCGACCATATGATAAATCAGAAATATCAACATTGTACTTTAAATATTTGCAATCGGAATTATGGAATAAGTTCGAAACTTTGAAATTGATGCTATTAGTTTCAAGCATATTAAAAAATATGAACATATCATTCATGATGACATGTACTGATGAATTGATTCTTGATAAAAAATACCATTGCCCCGATTATGTAGACACGATTCAGAATATTGTAGAACCTGATATATTTTGGTTCAATGGTATGGGGTTTAATAGTTGGGCACAAGAGTGTGGATTTCCTATGGGTAAAAAAAACGGACACCCACTAGAAGAAGCACATCAACAAGCATTTGAATACGTAATGGAGAATTATGAATTTACCTAATAGAATATTTTTTACAGGTGTGCCGGGAAGTAAATGGTCTGGGATTGCCCAAATATTAGAATCTGATAGTGCATTTAATACATCGGATAGAATGCCAGAACGTGAATACGCACATAATACTTACAGTGGGCATAAAGGTGCATACTTTGGACAAGGAATGGAGTTCTATCCTGACCCAACTAAGGTAGACCAAGCATGGCATGGTGGAGATGGAATTAAAATAGTTAAAAGTCATGATTGGGCATATATGCTAGATGTGATTAAACCAGGATTCATCGATGATTGGGCTATGTTAGTTTATAGACCAAATGAAGTTAGCAATGCATGGTGGCATCAAGCAGGTGGGTTTGAAATATCATACCCCAACTACAGTCATTATAAAAATAGTGAAAATATGTTCGATGCGATTAAAGAGCAAAATAATAATATATTACGATTTGCACATAAACACAATGCAACATGGAATTACTTTACAACAGAATGGATTAAAACTACATTTGGGTTAGATATAGAAGTAAACACCTCGTACGACGACATTTTAGTAAGTATAATAAAATAATGAATACAAAAATATTTAACAAAATTAATCAAATGGTTAAGGACAGTCCACAATTATTATTAAACACAAATGCGTTACGACAAGCAATAAGTGGGGAATTTTGCATTGATATAAATCCAGATAATGATATTGTTGTACTTACTAATTTAATCGACGAAGCAGTAATGGAAAATTACTTCGCTAAAGTTTGGCAACCCGAGACCAAGAAATATAAGTACAGTGGGTTGAGCATCATTGATGAGGTGAATGCATTAAATCCAACTAACGTATTGGATATTGGCTGTGGATATAATGAGTTCAAAGGAAAAATCCAAAACTTAACGGGCATAGACCCGTACAATGAACGTGCAGATATAATGGTACATACATTGGATTATGAAGCAACCATCGAGTACGATGTTACTATATGTTTGGGTAGCATTAACTTTGGTAGTACGGATAAAATAATTAAAGAACTACAAAAGGCAGTTAGTCTAACTAAAACAGGTGGATTATTGATATTCCGTGCTAACCCTGGTATCCAACACAAAGCGTTTGAAAGTCAATGGATTGACTTCTTTGATTGGGACACTACGTTTATTATGAACGTTGCTAGTGCATTGAATTGTACTGTGATAAAACTTCAACGAGATATACCAAAGAACGCAATCAACGGTGGACGGGTTTATTTTGCATTACAGAAAAAATAGAATTTATGCACTCGTTGGTGGGTGTGGTAATCATATACGATGGCTGTGCTTATTGTCTGATAAGTTTAAATTTAACAATGGATTGGATATTAATGGGAAATTGAACTACATACTCGATGAAATATACCCATACAGCAGAAAGTGGCAAAATTGGTTAAGTTACGAATGGGAAACCCGAGATTTTTTTGATAAATTTATATTGTTCAAACATGAATATGACAACAACATTGATGAATCGGTATTCATCAATGTGTCTCCAAGTATGTGTCTTCGGCATTATATTAAATTTAATACTCAATTAAATGGATTTACTATTTCTGAATTTCAACAAGACATCAAAAATCAAGTTGAAATATTAGCAAAGCATAATGTTTATACAGTGAATGGAGATGCATTTTATAATACGATATTACCATTTGCCGAGTACACCCAAATCATTGAACATTTTGGGTTGGAAAATAATTACGACATTGCACAAGTTGTGCATACACGGTGGTTTGAGTTAAATAAAATTGCGGAAAATGAAATAGGAAATTGGTTTAATGTTTTTTACAATACAAATTTAAATCAAGATAAATAAAAACAGTATTGCAACGACGTTACAATACAAAAACCTTCGACCGAAAGTTAAAAAGCGAGTGCTTAT